CTAGAAAAAAAGAGTTTTGTAAGTGTCTTATTGTATGCGGTGTAAATTCTGTAAAGTATAATTGGGAGAGAGAGATAAAAACACACTCTAAAGAAAAGAGTATTATGATAGACCAGAAAACGATGCCTCTAAGAGTAAAAGCCCTTAATGATTGGCTTAGAGGAGCGGAATATTATGGGATTATCAATATTGAGAGCCTCCGTAATGAGGCTATACAGGATGCTATATACTTAGGCATTAAGGATGGTTATATCGGCTGTATTATCGTGGATGAAATTCATAAAGCTAAAAATGGTAATAGCCAGCAAGGGAAAGCTCTTAGGTTTTTAAAATCTCCTATGAGGATAGGGCTTAGTGGTACTCCTATGAATAAAGCAGAGGATTTATGGAACATCCTCACATGGTTAGGAGTAGAAAATAGGAGCTTTTACAGTTATCGTAATTGTTACTGTATTATGGGTGGTTATGGTGGTTATAAAGTTGTAGGGCATAAGAATTTAGAGAGCCTTAATGCAGAGCTTAACAAGGTTATGCTCCGTAGAAAGAAAGAGGAAGTATTAGATCTCCCTCCTAAAGTATATCATACAGAATTTGTAGAGCTTACAAGAAAACAGCAAATTATGTATAAGAGTATTAAACAGGGTATTATAGAGCAATTAGAGGATATTTTACAGAGCCTTAATCCGCTCTCCTGTACTTTGAGGCTTAGACAACTTACAGGGGGATTATTTACGGATGATAATCCTAAGTTAGATCGTGTAAGAGATATGCTGGAGGAAGAAATCATCCCTAATGGGAATAAGGCTATTATTTTTTCTCAATGGGAACAAATAACCTCCGTATATTATGAGGCGTTAAAAGACTATAATCCTATCTACATTACTGGTAAAGTATCTCCAGAGGATAGGCAGAAAGAGGTAGAGCGTTTTCAAAATGATCCAGAGTGTAAACTTGCTATCGGTACTATCGGTGCTATGGGTACAGGGCTTACGCTTAATAGAGCCTCTTATGTATTCTTTATAGATAAGCTCTGGAATAGTGGAGAAAATGCACAGGCAGAGGATAGAGCACACAGAATAGGTACTACTGGTACTGTAAATATTATATCTATGGTGGCTAAAGGCTCTGTAGATGAGGGCGTTGAGGAATACTTACTAGAAAATAAGGAGCTTTTTGATAGGGTAGTAGATGGTAAGGGAAGTACAAAAGATATAAAAACCATTCTTAACAAATTGCTTAAATTATGATATAGTGGGTATATAAAAAGTAGGAGGTTATTATGAGAGTAATTACAATAGATGCAGATACAGGAAAAAGAGTATATAGCAGAAAAGAAGTAGCGGTATTAGTGGGAAAAGATACTCAAACTATTAGAAACTGGGAGGATGCTGGTGCAATTCCAGCCTCTAAACGAGATGAGAATGACTATAGATACTGGCTAGAGGATGATTTAGAGGCTATTAAAGCCTATGCTAGTTTACCAGCTAAAGAGCGTAGAAAGAAATAAACCTACATAATGAGGAGAGTGTAAAAGCTCTCCTCTTTTTTTTGCCTAATTTTTGAGGAGTATCTAAAAATAAAGATTTTCTGTGATTATGTTAGTTATCAAAGAAAAGGAGGTAAGCCAGATGGTAAAACTTGAATTTAAAAACGCTGTAGTAACAGATAATGGTTATGGGCTGGAGGTAAATGGTAATGAGTTAGATCACATTATTTCTACCGCCCTTGGTACAAGAGTAGGTAGTAGAGCTGGTTATGGTAGTGGATTACCACAGTTTAAAAGTAATTGCTGTAATGTAACTGTTATCATTGATCCACAGCCTGTAACGGAACTCATTGAGGATAATGAGGGGAGCTGGGATAGCGTAAAACAAATGATCACGCCCTGGAGAACTTACAAAAGGCTGTACCTGTTAGCAGAAATAAGGATGGGTATGACATTGTAAGTAATGCAAAAGATAGATTACAGGCATACAAAGAGCGTTGTGAGGTAAAGGGTTTAATCGGTATTCCTACAGGAATTGATAAGCTGGATGAGATTACTAATGGATGGCTTTGGGGAGAGGAGCTTGTAGTAATAACAGGGCGTACTAATGTAGGTAAAACATGGATAGGCGGTAAAACTAAATACCTAAAGAAAGCCGATCAAAAAGGCATTATGTTATCGGAAAAATATGTACAGGGTGCTTTTTTTATGGAAAAGGGTATGAATAGTGCTAAGCCACGATTAGAGAGGCTGGTAGAGAGTTTTATGGTGCAAATAGCCAGAGAGGTAGAGGGAGGTAGCTTATGAGATTGCTTAACAGCGTTTGTAAGGTGCTATCCTCTAATTATGCTGGTGTGCCAGTACATATAGAGGAAGTACCAAAAGGCTTTACCCTCATTGTTAAGGGTAAAAGAACTTATGCAAGCGTACCAGCGGTGCTTAAAGAGGAAGTAAAGGCTATCCTTATTGAGCTGGAATTGCCAGAGCTTGTAACGGAGTAATGAGAGGGAGGGCTTAACGCTCTCCCTTTTATAATGGCAGAAAGGAGGAGCTGGTGTGTGACAGTAGAAGAATGGAAAGATGTAGAGCATAGGCTTACAGAGCTGGATCAAAGATCGAAATCTAATACTCACAGATTGGATGAGCATGATGAGGCTATTAAAGAAAATGCTAACCTTATCGGAGCAATAAAGGAGCTTGCGGTGGAAACAAAGTATATGAGAGAGGATCTAAATACTACCATTGAAAGACTTAACAAGCTGGAGAACAAAGATGGAGATAAGTGGGAAAAATTTAAGTGGCTTATCGTGGCTGGCTTAGTAACTCTCATTTTAGGTTATCTGGCTATAGGTTTAGGGCTTAAATAAGGAGCGTGTTGGTATGTGCAAGGTTAAAAACCAAAGGAGGAGATCCAGAGTATCTACAGCAAGCTCTAAGCGTGGGATGGAGTTTGCTAAGAAAATCGTAATACTTACAGCTTTACTCTTTATAGTGTGCCTCTTAGATATAAGAGGAGCTGTTAGAGAGGGTATTGATGTGAGTAGTTACGCCACGCAAATTATAGTAACTACTGGAGGCATTTTTGGTGCATCCATAATTTTTTATCTCAATAAAGCTAAGATAGAAAATCTATCTAAGGGTAAAATCCGTTTTATGCTCCTCCGTTTGAGGTTAGAGCTAAGACTAAAGGATCAGATACCAGAGGAGGCTTATAGCCTCTTGTTAGAGGAGATTAACAAAATAGATGGGAAATATATTAGAGGCTATGGTGTTCCTAAGTATGAAACAAAGGCTACAGAAAAGGAAGAAAGCACACCTGTTATCACTCCTACAAAGACGGAGTATAATATTGGAGATATTGTAAACTTTACAGGATGCCTCCATTATACAAGCTCTTATAAAAGTGGTGTAGCTAAGGCGTGTAAGGCTGGTTTAGCAAAGGTTACAGCTAAAAATATCGGACAGCCTCATCCTTATCATTTGAAAGCGGTAGCTGGAAAAGGATCTACTGTACATGGTTGGACTAATGAGGCAGATATTACAAGTAATACCTCTGGCAAAACTCACAAAGTAGTAGCTGGAGAAACGCTTAGTAAAATTGCTAAAAAGTATAATACTACTGTAGATACGCTGGTAGCCCTTAATGGAATTAAAAATAAAAATCTTATCTATGTAGGGCAGATTATCAAACTTCCTTAAAGCACTTCTTATAATTTTACTATATCCTTTGAGGGTACTAACTGTAATGTGGTTAGTACCCTCTTTTTTTTTAGTTGCTAATTTTATATAGTGGGTGTATAATAAATACAAACTGAAATTAGCCCTTTTAAGCCTCTTTTTATTTTATACTCTAAGAAATACACACAAAAGAGATTTAAGAGGCTCTGTGAGGCACACAGGAAACCACAGAGGGCAAATAAAAGGAATGTAAAGGAGAAATACAGGATGGCTTACAGGAATGTAAAGGATATTAGAGATACTATTGGTATGAGGGCTGTATTTTATGCCAGAGTGAGTACCGCAGAGGAGGAGCAATTAAACGCTATAGAACTCCAGATAGAAGAAAACAGAAATTGTATTGCTAAAAATAAATGGGTAAAAGTAGATGAGTATATTGATAGGAGTAAAACTGGTACGATGGTTAAAGGGCGTGATGAGTACCAGAGGCTTTATGAGGATTTGTATGAGGATCGTTTTGACATAGTTGTTATCAAAGATCAAGAGAGGCTTATGAGAAATACAAAGGATTGGTATTTATTCATAGATCGTATAGTGCAAACTGGAAAGCTCTTGTATATGTATTTGGATAGTAAATTTTACTCTCCAGATGATGCTCTTATTACAGGTATTAGAGCTATTATTGCAGAGGAATTTAGTAGAAATCTCTCCAAAAAGCTCCACAATTACCATAAAGGCAGAATAGAGAAAGCAAGGCAAGGTTTAGAGATAGATTTACAGGGGAGCGGTAATGTGTTTGGCTGGGATAAAAAAGATGGTAAATACATACTTAATCCAGAGCAAGCTAAGGTAAGGAGGCTAATGTGTGAGGGCATTATGGCAAGAAAAGGCTCTACACAGATAGCGAAAGAGCTTAATGATGCTGGGTATCGTAACACAGTAGGGAACTTATGGAAACCGATGGATATACCTAAATTTGTATATGATATTAAAAATGTTGGTACTATGATTATCAACAAAGAAAAACATGATTTTGAGAGCAAACAAACAATAAAACTCCCAGAGGAGGAGTGGGTATATGTTAAAAACGCTCTCCCTCCGATTGTTACAGAGGAGGAGTGGGATCTTATTTGTAAAATCCATGAGGAAAGAGTAATAGCTACAGGCTCAAATAAAAGGGGCAAAGGGAAAAAGGTTAGCGGTTACTCCTTTAGTGGTAAGCTGGTATGTGGAATATGTGGAGCATCTTACTGGAGAAAGCAAAGAACTACTAAAGAGGAATACTGGGTATGTAGTACAAAACAGCAAAAAGGCAGAAAAACCAGAAAAAGAGATGCAGTAGGAGGCAAGGCTGGAGAGTTTAATGAGGCTGGATGTGATAATGAAAATATTTCTTATAACTCTCTCATGGATATTATGGCTGTTATATCGGAACGCTTACAGGCTAATACAGAGATAATTAAAGCGGATATGATAAATAAGCTGACTAAGATTAAAAAACAGCTCCTAGAGGCTAATAGAGGGGTTACAGAGGCAGATTTAAGGAAAGAGGAACTCCGTAAAGATAAACTGTTAGATGCATTACTGGATGGAATACTCACAAAAGAGGAATACAGTAAAAAGGCTGAAAGTATAGATGCTAAGATTACAGAAATAAAAAAGGAAATGCTGGCTAATAGAAACAGTTTAGAGGATATAGCAGAAATAGATAGAGTATTAGAAAACATAGATGCAGAAATAGCTACTTACTTAAACGAAAATAACCAGCTCAAAGTAGAGTTTATTCTGGAACATTTGGAGAGAGTAGAGATTTATCCAGATAAGGTTATAGTTATAGTACCGCTATTTAGTAAGGGGATAGTAGTAGAAAAAGTGCAGTATGTATCTAGGGAGAAACGGTTCGGGGAAAACTACGATGATCAAGCTCATGTGCCGTCTTTATGACCCGACGGAAGGGCAGATATTGCTCAATGGCATTGATATCCGCAAATATGATTACAAGGAGTACCATTCTATTTTCTCCGTTGTGTTCCAAGATTTTCAGCTATTCGCCTTCAAACTTGGTCAAAATGTGGCGGCAAGCACCGATTATAACGAGGAACAGGTGAAAAAGAGCCTGATTGAAGCTAATTTTGGGGAACGCTTGGATAGACTTGAAAAAGGAGCGGAAACCTATCTCTACCGCAACTTTGAAAAAGACGGTGTAGAAATTTCGGGCGGGGAGGCGCAAAAAATTGCTCTTGCTCGTGCGCTTTATAAAAACGCACCGTTTATCATTCTTGATGAACCGACCGCCGCGCTTGATCCTATTGCAGAAGCTGAGGTTTATTCCAATTTCAATAGCATTGTTGGAGATAAGACTGCTATCTATATCAGCCACCGTTTGTCCTCTTGCCGTTTCTGCGACAGAATCGCCGTTTTCGACAGGGGTAGCGTCGTACAGTTCGGTACTCATGACGAGCTTCTTGCTAATGAAAACGGAAAATACTACGAGCTTTGGACAGCGCAAGCGCAATACTATACAACGTAAAAAAATGGTGAAGTCGATCCTTGTGCAGAGTTTACTAATATTGAATAGAAAAATGTAGATATAGAAGATATTGTATGGACGCCCAATACCGGCTATAAAGTTTTGCAGGGTAAAGGAAATATAACCACTTCAACTTATAAGTGAGTTGAAGTGGTTCTTAACTTAATGACTAAAAATTATATCTAAATGACAGGAGTCACTAAATATACCACTTATCGAAGAATAGAGATATGTGCAATTACCAACACCCGGTACTCTCAAAGATGAAAGTACCGGGTGTGTTGCTTTTATAATAGAGCGTCAAGCTCTTGTACTTTTTTGTTTGCTCGCTCAATGTATACACCTTCTCGAGTGTTCCAATCATTGTTTAGAATACTAATATAAGTTTTCCAAGCCTGAATAGCTTTAGGAATATCGCCGGTAATCTCACATATCTGCGCAATGGCCATTGGAGAGTCGGTATAGCGAGGATTTGGCTGAACTTCAATACAGCGCTCATAACATGCAATTGCTTTATCGTATTGGCAAGCTTTTGCAAATGCATCTCCTGCGAAATTCCATACAAGCCAACTATCGGCATTTTTTATAGTCAACTCATCTATATAAGCGAGAGATTCACTGTGCTTTCCTTGCTCCCAAAGAAGCTTTGCACGATTCAGTTCAATACGACAATCTACCGCTCCGGAAGTAGTTGCGTTTGAAGTATAGGTGCTCATCTTTTCAAGTGCTTCAGCAGCTTCATCACATCGTCCTACATGAAGCAGTTCAGTAATATACCACTGCCAACCTTCACGAGAGTTTGGATTTTGAGAGACAAATTCTTTATAATAGCGAATGCGCTCTGCATGATTATCCAAATTCCAATCGCCACACATACCTTGTTGGGCATCATTTAGGTTAGAATGGTTAGTATGATTCTCGGGGAAACGAACCAACGCTTCTTTTGCAAAATACTCAGCCTTTCTGCGGTATTCATCTGCTTTGCGATTGTATAGGGCCGGTAACAGTTCAAGACAAACCTCTGCCATTGCAGGTGTATCTATGTGAGACAACAGGAAATTATGGGCATAATCGAAATCATTATCATCAATTGTTTCTTGCAATATTACCATGTTACGGATTCGGTCTAAATGTTTTTCATCAGTCATATTAAACAGTTCATCAATGGTTACGCCAAAATAGACCGAAATCTCCGGAAGAAGTTCAATATCCGGTAATGTAACCCCCGTTTCCCGTACTTAAAGATATTGGTTATGTATGAGTGCCTACGCCTATTTGCAAAGGCACTCATATCTTTGTTTTTACTCAATTTTGCCGATTAAGCGGTAGTAGATGTCAATATTCTGCTCAC